TCTATGGTTGTTGAAGATCCAAAAGAACTAGATCCAACATATAACTTGTCACACTAATGGCTAAAAGTTATAACACTGCGGCAGCTTCATTTGATAAACCAAAGAAGAAAAAGCCGGGAAGACACAAAAAAAAGCTAAATAAACGCAATAAACCAAAAAATTTCTTTGGTTAGGTATTGTGTATAGTTAGTGTATATTGTATTATAAAAACAATTGCGTAATTCGTCAGTTTCGCAAATGACGTAAAAAAGGAGAACTAAATGTCTACGGACAATGATTGGACCACGGTAGATACTTCTAACGCCGTAAAAGAAGAAGAAAAAATTGAGTTTGAAATTGAAGGTGAGGAAGAACAACAAGCTGCAGAACCAGAAGTTGTAGAAGAAGCACCTAAAGTTCAAGCTGAACAACCAGAACAGGATACAAAGCCTGAACAGGAAGAACAACAGTCTGGAGCACAGAAACGTATTCGTCAACTTGTGCGTCAGAAAAAAGAACGTGAAGAAAAAATTGCTGAACTAACTGCTCGTCAAAAAGAACTTGAAGAGCAACTCAAAGCAAAACAACAAGAAGTAGAAACTTCAGTTGAGAAAAGTTTTGAGTCAGCAGAGCAAAACGTGAACAACCGTATTGAAATGGCACGTGATGCTTATCGCCAAGCACTTGAATCTGGTGATACTGATCGTATTGTAAAAGCACAGGAATACCTGTCAGCGGCACAAAACGATGCAGCAATGCTGAAGATGAATAAGCAGCAGTTTGTACAACAACGTCCTAATGTTCAACAAACTGAACAACCTGCCCAAAGAGCAGAACAGCCAGCACAATATGATCCGCTGGCAGTAGAATGGGCAGGGCGTAATCCTTGGTTTGGTCAAGATTCAGTAATGACTACACTGGCACTTGAACTAGACAACGAACTGAAAGGCGAAGGCTACGATCCTTCTGAAGAAGACTTCTATCAAGAGATTGATAGCCGTCTTCGTGCAAAGTTCCCCGAAAGATTTGGTGGAACTGCGGAACAAGAACGGCAGCAGGAAACGTCATCTCCTGCCCAAGTGGTTGCCGGAGCATCACGCACTTCGACAGCTTCAACAAGTAACAGCAAGAAAGTAAAGCTTTCTAAGGAAGACATCCGACTTGCTGAGAAATGGGGTATACCACTGGAACAATACGCCGCTGAAAAACTGAAAGTAGAACGAGCCGAAGGCGAGTATACTTCAGTTTATGGTAACTAATTAGCGTGGAGGTAATTTAAAATGGCACGTAATACAACAACATCACGTAATGCTGAATCTCGTGAATTCAATTCTAGGGAACAGGAATATGAATATAGAGAACCTTCTCTTCTTGATATTCCAGAAATGATAACAGATCGTTTTGCTGATCAGGGCATGAAGCTTCGTTGGATCCGAATTAGTCTGAAAGGACAAGACGATTACAAAAACATTGGTAAGAAATTCCAAGAAGGTTGGCAGTTTGTTACCATTGATGAAGTTCCTGAGATGCAGCACTCGTCCATCGTGAAGGACAGTGGACGGTATGAAGGCACAGTCTGTCGTGGGGATCTCGCATTGGCAAAGATGCCAATTGCAAAAGCCGAAAGCCGTCAAAGGCATTTTGAGAATGCAAGTAGGGAAATGGTTGATGCAGTTAATGCACAGCTTATGAACTCAAGTGATTCTCGTATGCCAATTCGTAACAATAGTAAGACCCAAGTAACAAAAGGTCGAACACCAAAGTTTCAAGACTAATTGAAGCATAGGTCGGAATTTTGTTTTTGGGGTGCAATTTTAAAAAGGGAGAAATCTAATGAGTGCAACTAAGGCTCTTTCTGGCTTCCGACCTTCTCGTAAACGTGGCGCAAGCATGAACAATCAGGGTACAAATGAATACCCAGTTGCTTCAGGTTACGCTGCTAACATCTTTACTGGCGATCTTGTCCGTATTAATGCAGGGAATGTTGAAGTCATCACTACTGTAACCGAAGTCGTTCAGGGTGTATTCATGGGTTGTCGTTATGTCGCTGATGGCGAACAGAAGTTCAGCAAATACTGGCCTTCTGGTACATCAGCAACTGACGCATACGCCATGGTCGCTGACGACTCACGTGCCGTGTTTGAAGTACAAGCAGACGCTTCTGTGACTGCTGGTGATCTTCACGGTTCACAAAACTTTGCTGTAACACTGGGTTCAGGCTCTACCTTCACTGGTATGTCTGGTCACGGTATTGCTGCAGCAACTCGTACAACTGGTATTGCAATGTGCCGTCCACTCGACTCTGTTGATGAGCCGGGTAATGATGTTGCCGTAGCTGCTGAGAACGCTTATCTGAAACTGAATGTACAACTCATTCAGCACACAGATAACTTCTTGACTGCTGCTGTTTCTGCACCTGCAACAATTACAGCTTACTTGCTGGGTTAAAGGGAGATTAAATAATGGCTATTAATCGTTCAAGTATTGCGAAAGAGCTTCTCCCCGGCCTTAATGCTGTATTCGGCATGGAGTACGGAGAAGTTTCTGACGAACACGCACCGCTTTTCGACACCGAAAATTCGGATCGTGCATTTGAAGAAGAAGTATTGTTCACTGGTTTCGGCACCGCACCTGTTAAGGGTGAAGGCGCAGCCGTTTCTTATGACGATGCTCAAGAAAGCTACGTATCACGTTACACCCACGAAACTGTCGCACTTGCTTTTGCTGTGACAGAAGAAGCAATGGAAGACAATCTTTACGATACTTTCGCAAAGCTTCGTGCTCGTGGTCTGGCTCGTGCTATGGCTAACACGAAACAAGTTAAAGCTGCTGATGTTTTCAACAACGGCTTTAGCACATCTTACCTTGGTGGTGACGGCGCAGCGTTCTTCTCTGCTTCACACCCAACGATTGGTGCTGGCAACCAGTCGAACCTTCTGACTGGCGACCTTTCAGAAGCTTCGCTGGAATCTGCACTGATTTCAATTTCTAAGGCTAAAGATGACCGTGGTATTCTGATTGGTCTGCAAGCTAAGTCACTGCACATCCCTTCAGATCTGGCGTTTACTGCTGATCAGATCCTGAACAGCACAATGTCAACCACAATTGGCGTTAACCCAACCACCGCAGCTAACGGTGCAACTAACGTCAATGACATCAACTCAATCCGTAATCAGGGTCTTGTACCGGGTGGTTTCTTTGTAAACCGCCGCTTTACAGACACTGACGCTTGGTTCATTAAGACAGATTGTCCTAATGGTGCTAAGATGTTTGTACGTGCTCCGTTGCAAACAAAGATGGAGCCAGACTTCGACACTGGCAACCTTCGGTTTAAGGCACGTGAGCGTTACAGCTTTGGTTGGTCTGACTGGCGTTCCTTCTACGGTTCTGCTGGCGCATAAGATTAGTTTACACTAATCTGAAAAAAACTTGGGAAGGGTCTTTGCATCCTTCCCATTTTTTTTGTATAATATACATAACGAACCACAACTAACTAATTAACAAAATATAGGTGACGTAATGGCTACTAATATTAGGCAAGGTTTTGTCACAGGCAGCGGTGCTGTTTTAGACATTGCCACAAGCACTACAATTTCTGATACTAGAATTAAGGGAGTAACTTATTCTGGCGTTGGAACCTTTCTTATTACCGGAACATCAACAGATCCGTATGGAAATCTAAAAGGAAGTAATCTTAAATTTATTGGAACAACAGCAGTAGATGCTGGAGATATTTATGTTCCTGATTTTGGATTAAGAGTAAACGGACCAGTTAAAGTTTCTGCCCCATCATCGGCATCGACTGTTGGTATTTTCTATGGCTAATTACACGTTTCTTGTCGATGACATTATCGGCGCAACCGAAAACGATGGTTCGGAATTTTTGGCGTACATGCCAAAGATTACGAATCGTGCTGAAGAAAGACTAACACGTGATCTGGACGATTACGGTTTAGTTGTTTATACTTCTGCTGCAATTAGTGCTGGGAATAATATTCTCACACTGCCTTCTGGTACACGAATTCTAAAAAATATTAATATGGTGGCAAACGGCACACGTATCCATTTGCTGCAAAGAACTGATGAATACATTAGGGATTATTGGCCTGTAAGTGCAAGTACAGGCACACCACAATATTATGGACGCAGAGATAACACAACTGTATTGATTGCGCCAACACCAGTTTCCACATTCGATGGTGAAATTGCATATGTAAAAAGACCTACAACATTGACATCGGCAACTCAAACTAATTACTTTAGTGATTACTGCTACGATGCTTTGTTTAATGCTTGTATGGTAGAAGCATTAATATTTATGAAAGACTACAATGCAGTGCAGCTTTTTGAAGCAAGATATAAAACAGCAATCATAGAACTGCTAAACAGAGCACGTAGAACAAGACGTGATGATATGGAAGCACCAGCAAGTCCAGCAGGTGCAGATAATCCGATTACCCAAGGGAGTACATAATGAGCGTATTTACAATCATTGGTGGTAAGATAGTTGAGCAAACTTTTAAGAAAGGTGCTAAAGAAGCTGCCAAGAAAACTGCTAAGAAAGCTGCACCAAAAGTTGCTAAAGACGACAAGGTAACAAAGCCAAAACGTGGTCGTCCTACTAAAGCACAACGTGCTGCAAAAACACGTGCATTGAAAAAACAACAGGCCGCAGCAGCAGCTAGAGCAGAAGCCAAAGCTGCAGCACCAAAACGTGTAAGAACTAAACGTAAAGATCTAAGTGGTCTTACAAAAGAGCAACGTACAGAACGTAGAAATTTAATTGAAGCATCTAACATTGAAAATAAATTAAGTCGTAGAGGTAAAGAAAAAGATATTTATCCATCTAAAGTTCTTACTCTTACTCCCGAAGGTGAAAAGCTTGCAAAGCAAGGAAAGTTTAAAGAACTTCTTACTAAGCGCAGACGTTATACATATGAAAAAACAGATGCACCTTCAATATCTCCTGATAGATTATCTCAATTTGAAATTTTTCCACGTGGTAAAGCACGTAAAGAAGCAATTGCTGATGCTTTTAATAATATGAGTAAGCAAGAAAAAATTGATTTTATTAAAAAAGCTGAAGGTCCAAAACTTACTTCAACACAAATTAATGAAATTATTGGTCAAGGTAGAACTAAATTTAATACAGTTCAACAATCTATTCGTAAGATTATGGAACGTGCAAAGCGTGAAGGTTTTCCTAGCACACTTTCAGGATTGCGTAAGGCTCAGAAAGAACGTACTAAACTTAAACCACAGTCTAAAGAAAAAGTTACAAAGTATGTAGAAAAGTCTACAGAAAAAGCAAAGAAAACTGCAGCGTCAAAAATTAATAGTAAAGCGGCTGTAGCTAAAAACCGTGTTCTTACTGCTGTTAAAGATGGTAAGATGACAAAATCTGCAGGAGAGCGTTTTACTAAAAAGATTGAAGCACGTAGAACATCAAACATAAATAAAGCAATGAAAAATCTTGAAGCAGGTAAAGCTGCTAATGTAGATCAGATTTTGAAGCAGTCACCATTCATGGGCGGTCAAACACGTGGCATGACTATTCTTACTCCCACACGTAAGAAAAAAGGTGGTAAGGTTGGATCACCACGTGGATGCGGTAAGGCACTTCGTGGTTATGGAAAGGCGATGAAATAATGGCTAAGAAAAAATCAGGAAGAATGTCAAAACTTAAACGCTACGGTAAAACAGGTTTGGCTGCTGCAACAATTCCACTTGAATATTTGGGTGCGGATTTAATGGCAGATATTGGAAACGCTGCAGGACTTCTTATAAAAGCTGGTGTTCCTTTGTTTGAAGAAGGTGGTATGATTAAAAAAGGACCATATAAACCAAAACGTGGTGGTAAACCTTTGACAGAAAAAGAACGCCAAGCTTTAATGAAAAAAGGTCCATATAAACCTAAAAGTTCTAAATCTTTAACTCAAAAAGAACTTATTGATAAAGGTATGATTAAACTTCTTAAAGAAGGTGGCAAAGTAAAATCAAAATCACCACGTGGATGTGGCATGGCTTTGCGTGGTTACGGAAAAGCTATGAAAAAAGGAAAGAAATAAAATGGCTAGAAACAAACTTTCTACAATACTTGATGATATTGTAAATACTATTTCTAAAGGGAAATCTGTAACAGGCACTATTAGAATGCGTATGCCTGATGGAAGTATTAAAAGTATATCACCTTTAAATACAACAGAACTAGCTAAAGCAGTTTCTGCAGGTGCAAAGCCTGTAAGTCAAGCAGCTATATCTATGCCACGTACTTTAACAGCTACAGAACGTGCAGCACTTAGTGATATGGGTGGTCTTGGTCGTACACTTGCACGTGGAAAAACTCCAATCTCTCAGATTGCTCGTGATGTATCTAAACGTAGACAAGCATCAAGACGTGTTCCACAATCACGTGCAGTTGTACCAGCAAAAACAACTGCTCCTACTTCTGGTGGACGTAATAAAGCAAGGACTGGAACTGCGGTTGCTGCACCTAAAACAACATCAGTTGCAAAACCAGCAGAACCAATTGTTGTTTCTCAGGCTAAACCTAAAAAGGGAATGGTAAATATTACTCCTAAAGCTGTTGCTACACGCCCAGCAGCAGGACGTAACGCAGCAAGAACAGGTTCAACAAAAGCAGCGCAGACTGCAGCACGTTCTAAAAAATGGGATGATCTTAAAAAAATGATTGCTGCTGCTGGTATTGGAACAGCAGGTGTTATAGGAGCATCTAAACTTGGTGATGGTACTAAAGCAAAGGCTGGACCTTCTTCTTCTCCTAAATCAAAAGCTAAAGTTACACCACCTATGCCAAAGCCAAAAGATAAGGATAGAAAAACTCCACGGAAAGCGGAAGCACCGAAGGCACCTAAAAAGACCACAAACTTTACTGCAGGTAAAAATACTGGCTTTGGTCCTAAAGGTAATATCTTCCCCGGAAATGCTGAAGAGCGTAAGGCATTGATGGTAATGTATGGTGGTACTGGTTCTAAGGCTGGTAAAGCAGCTATTGCAGGAACACAGGGTAATATTGCTAAAGGACGTTCTTTGCTTGAAGCTGCAAAGAAAAAGCGTTTGAGTAAAAAAACTACAAACAAAAAAGCTGGTGGAAAAATGGTTCCATCTAAATATAAAGGATTTTCTAAACTGCCTGAAAAGGTTCAAAAGAAAATGAATCCTAAAAAAGCTGCCAAATATAAAAAAGGTGGTAAGGTTGATAGCGGATGTGCAAGACAGGTTAAAGGTTTTGGAGCCGCACGAAGACCACCTAAAAAATAAGGAACTTTACAATGCCATTAGCAAAAGGACGTTCTGCTAAAACAATTAGCAAGAACATACGAAAGCTGAAGAAAGAAGGTAAGCCGCAACGTCAGGCAGTAGCTATCGCTCTTTCTTCTGCTGGTAAATCCAGAAAAAATCCTATGGCTAAAACTTTAAAAGAAAAACAGTTTGGTCCTAAAATTGTTAAACCAAAAAAAGGTAAGGGTTCGTATACTCGCAAGGGTCGAACCCTTTCTTCTGGTGGTGCTGTAAAAAAGTCAACTGTAAATAAAGCAGGTAATTATACTAAACCTACAATGCGTAAGCGTTTATTTGAACGTATTAAGGCTGGTGGTAAAGGTGGTGCTCCGGGTCAGTGGTCTGCTCGTAAAGCACAGATGTTAGCACAAGCTTATAAAAAAGCTGGTGGGGGATACAAAGATTAATGGAAAAACAAATTGTTGGCGGTTTAATGGCATTGCTTATGGCATTGGCTGCATGGAATATGAAAACTGTAAATGAACTTCAACTTGAAATGAGAGAAGTTATGATAGGACATGCCACCGCAAAAGACATAGAAGAACTACGTCAAGATGTTTTACGCTTGCAATGGGTTTTACATGACAAGGCTGTAGATAAATGAGATGGAACACGTGTTCCTACTTTTGGTTTATTTAGGTACAGGAGATTTCAGAAGACCAGCTAGTCAAGATATGTATTTCTGGAATATAGACAGATGTAATTATTTTGCTAAACAAATAACACAAAGGTATGGTAATTATCAATATAAAGATTTTGTAGATCCAAAAGATAGAGTAACAGCTTATTGTGTACCTAAATACGTTAACCCGGACAACGTAAGGATATATTAGATGGATCCAGTAACTGCAATGGCAACTGCTTCGGCAGCATTTGGTGCCATAAAAAAAGGATTTCAAGTAGGACGTGACATTGAACAGATGGCGTCAGACTTAGGTAGGTGGATGGGAGCACTGTCTGATATTGAACAGGCAGAAAAAGAAGCAAAAAATCCACCCATATTTAAAAAACTATTTGCTGGTAAGTCAGTTGAGCAAGAAGCATTTGAAGCTTTTGCAGCTAAATCAAAGGCACAGAAGCAAAGAGATGAACTTAAAACTTGGATACAATATACAATGGGTCAGTCCAAATGGGATGAACTCATTCGTATGGAAGCCACAATAAGAAAAGAAAGACAAGAAACACTATACCGTCAAAGAGAACGCAGACAAAAATTTATAGAAATAATTGTTATATCTCTTGCTGGAATTATTGCTGTTGGTTTTTTAGGTAGTCTAATTTATTTAGGTTTACGTAATAGGGGTATGGTTTAGAATATTGTATACACAAAAAATTAATGATATAATAGGAACACATTATGGCACTAAAGAAATCTCAAAGGAGTTTGAAAGCTTGGACAAAACAAAAGTGGAGAACCAAGAGTGGTAAGCCATCAACTCAGGGTCCAAAAGCAACAGGAGAGCGTTACCTACCAGCTAAAGCGATCAAAGCGTTATCCCCAAAAGAGTATGCGAAAACTACGGCAGCTAAAAGAAAGGGATCTAAACAAGGAAAACAATTTGTTAAGCAGCCTAAGACTATCGCAAGCAAGGTAAGAAAATATAGGAAAAGCAAATAATGTCAAAAAGTAGCAAATATCCGGGCGTAACTCGTCTGCCATCAGGGGGAATTAAATATCGTGGTCAAACTTTCGCAGGGTTTAACAAACCTAAAAGATCTAATCGTCCAGAAAAAAAGGGAATGGTTCTCGCAAAGGACGGTGATACAATTAAACTTATTCATTTTGGAGCAAAGGGATATGGTCATAACTATTCTCCTACGGCTCGTAAGTCCTTTAAATCACGCCATGCAAGAAATATCAGTAAGGGCAAGCTTAGTGCTGCTTATTGGGCCGATAAAGTATTATGGGCTGGACCGGGCAAATCTAAAAAAAGTCCACCAAAAAGTCAGAAACATAAAAAGTATGGTAAAGAGAAATAAGTAATGTCAGTAGGTGCTCTTATTAAAGTTGGTGCTAAAGGTCTTTCAAAAGTAAGACGTGGGCTTTCCAAAAAACAACAGGCAAAAAAAGGTATGGGTACTGAAAGTAAGTACCGTGTTGAATCTGCTATTCGTTCTAAAAAAGCTAAAGGTGTAGCTAAACAAGTTCGTGCTGATGAACAAAAACTTAAAAGTTTGAAAGATGCTAAAAGACAAACTACAGATTCAAAAGACAAAGCAAAACTTTCAGAACAAATTTCTATTCTTACAAATAAAATTAATGATGCTAAACAAAGATACAACATGAAAAGTAAAGGTGGATCCATGAAAAAGTATGAAGAAGGTGGCAAGGTAAGTAAGCCTATGTCAAAGAAAGAAGCATTTGCTAAACACAAGAAGGCTACTGGATCTTATCATAAGCTAGATCCACTACATCCTATGAATGCTGAACGCACTGGTGCTCCAAAGAAAATGCCACGTGCTGTAGGTTTGGTTCGTAAAAAGTCTGGTGGTAAAGTTGGTAAGTGCAGTCATAACCGTATGTATTAATGGCTATCAGTCGTTCAAATATTGGGCAGCAAATTATCAAACCCGGAAAAAAGAAACCGGGCAAACGCAAAAAGCCCAAAGTCAATCTTACAGAGTTGATGCGAAAACATCAACTTGGCAAAAAAATTGGCACAACAAATTTAGCCCGATTAAAAGCACGTGGTCTGGTTGCACGTACAAGCGGTAAATATAAGGGCAAGAAAAAAGATTTAGGAAATAGGGGTAAGTCATAATGGCTAGTTCAGGTACATATAACTTCTCAATGGATATTGACGAAGTAATCCAAGAAGCAATGGAAATGATTGGTGGTGAAGAAACACTAGGCCATGAACCTAAGTCTGCTAGACGTTCTATTAATCTTATTCTTCAAGACTGGCAAAACCGTGGTGTTATGCTTTGGTCTATTAATACTTCTACTGTGTCACTTACTACAAGTGTAACTGCATATGCTTTTGCAAGCGCAACTGTAGATATCCTTGAAGCTGTACACAGCCGTGATGGTCAAGATATTCAACTTCAGCGTATCTCAATGGAAGAATACATGAAGATACCTAACAAGGGTCAGACAGGACGCACAACACAATATGCTATTCGTAATGGTCGTGACTTTCCTACAATGCACCTTTGGCCTATCCCAGAAAATTCTACAGACACAATTAAAGTTGAAACCTTTACTTATCTTCAGGATGTTAATAAATCTGCTGTACAAACGGCAGATATTTCTCGTAAGTTTCTTCCATGCCTAACAGCAGGTCTTGCTTATAATATGGGCATGAAACGTCCGGGTGTTGACATGGCTCGTATTTCAATGCTTAAAGCTGAATATGAAGAGCGTATGTCACGTGCAATGGAACAGGACAGAGAACGAACAAACCTTTTGATTAAGCCAAGGATTATGGTATAATGGCAGGAAGAAAAAATGTTTTTGGAATTTGTGATGTATGCGGCTATCGGTATAAACTAAAC